CTCGGTCGACGAGGCAGTCTACATCGTGCGGCACATTTCGGATGCCGACATCGTGCGTTACGCCACAAACCTCCAGATGAAGGCCGAGAGCTGCTACTCGGCGAAGTCGATCTACGAGGCCATGCTGAAGGAGCTGCCGCGATGAGCGACATTCCGCAACAGGCAAAAGACGTTCTGCTCTGGCAGGAGGGGCGCTTTAACGGCCTGCGCGCTGCCATCGAAGCCATCGAGCATGCCTATGCAGATCGCATCAAGGATCTGGAGCGGCGCATCAACAATATGCAAGGACGTTTGAAAATTTGTGAGGCTAAATTAAATCAGGTGCCACGATGAACAAAGTCGATTGGATCGTCATATCGATTTTTACCGTGCTGGGCCTCATGGTGGTCGGGGCTTTTGTCAGCTACAGCAACAATTTCCAAGCCTGCTTGGACGACGGATACAAGCACTGGGAGTGCCACGCTATGCTGAACGGCGGCGGGAGGTTCAAGTGACTGCGCTAGAGAAGACGGCCGCATCCATCAAAGCTGAGATTTTACGCCACGCCGAGTGGTTTCAGGACTACGGCGATCAAGGCTTTGAGGTGGACAGCGGCTACAGCGTCGAAGATTTGCGCCGCATCGCGGAGGTTGCAATTAAAACTTATCAAGAAAATATTTCACAATGACAAAGGTGATCAACATCGATGCGCTCGGCGCGGGCGACGGCACATTGTTGAGCGACTACTATATGCTCGGCGGCTTGCCGGATATTGCCATTGCGCGATTTGCCCTTGCTCATCTTGAGGGAAGCGCCCGCGTCGTGTTGCGTGGGAAAACGTATCAAAAAATCTATGACGAGTGCGGATTGTTTACCGGGCGCGTCGAGGAGGTAACATGACCCACCTTGTCTGTTTCGACTGCCGCTATCCGTTCGATGCCGGAGGGTTCCCAGAGTTCTGCACGAATTGCGGAGTTCTGAACGATTACAGCAATTACAGTGGCAAGATTTTCAGCACGAAAATCGAGGCGGAAGCCTACGCAGCCTCCCTCTGGCTCGCGGATGGCTACCACGTTCACGACTTTCGAGATCCGTACTTCAAGCCGAGGAGGTAGCGATGAATGGCAACCCGTATTTTGGAATGCAGGGACTGCTGGGACAGTCCGATGTCTTCGTTCAATATAAACCGCGCCCGGATCTCACCCCGCGCCAGATCGAATGGTGCCGCGCGCACATTCCGATGTTTGCCGAAATGCAGAGGCTGAGAGGTGTGAAATGAAAACCATCGCGGCAACGTCAGTCGCCGTATTGGCTCTTTTTGCTGTCGTAGCGATCATGCTGATCGCCCGCAAGACCTGCATCGACTATGTCGCGCCGTGGATGCTCAATACTGATGACAAGGTCGCGGCTGCGATCTACTGCAAGGTGCCGTGATGGCCTACATCTCGCCAAACTTTGCGGCCATGTTCCGCGAGAACTGCGCGCTACAGCTTATTCCGGCGTTCTACGACTGCACACTGGAGTGGGACGAGACGTTCACGCAAGATCCCAACGGACTACCCGGCGAGGGAACGATCACGCACAACGGCGGATGCTTTGTGACGCACAAGGGGAAGCGACGTGCATTCCATTTCGAGGAATGTACGTCGGAGAACATCATGCGCTGGCTCAACGGCCGCAAAGCGTGGAAACGCGATGCTGCGTGGGATGCTCTGATCGAGGAGTTCAAGAAATGACGGCCGATCCGTACTTCCTTGGCTATCTGCCGGATAGCGAGGGGCGTCTCATTGCCCCGCTGGAGTTTGTAAATGTCGTAATCCGCTGCTACCCTCCCGAGGGGGATGTTACGGTTAGCAGGCCAGCGCCACGTCGCATCATTCGGCGCATGTTTCACTGCGACCTGTACTACTGCGAACCAAAGAAGATGGCCGTCATGGTCGATGGAAATTTGTATGGGTGACCACCCACACGTCACTTATCACCTGTGGCAGTCGATCAAAGGTCGCGGCGGGCGTGAGACGCTGCGCGAGGCCGACTACACCGGCTACGCTCCGGCCTCGACGATTGCGGTCGAGGACGACGTTGATGTCGTCTACTTCCCGCAGGCCAAGTATACGTTTTGGGGCCGCTCAAGGCGCAACACCGTTGTGGCGGCTGAAAAGCGGGTCGACGGCAGGCGTGATGAATTTGCGTTTCTGAACGGAGGCCCACTCCTAGTCACGGGCGGCATCCAGCCTCGGCTGTCGCTGGTGGGAAAGAGGGAATTGCAGGTATGAACCTGCGCCCAAATGATATAGGGATAAAGCGCAACGGTGAGACAACCGGTCCGCTACACCGCAACACGCACCCAATCCATTTTCTGTCTGACCCGCTTACGACAATCTGCTACAAGCCAGACGGCACCTGCGCGTTGTTTGAAAATGAGCACGACATAGTCGAGGTGATTAAATGAACCGTCGCGGCTTCCTGCTCGGGCTGCTCGCCGCGCCCGTCATCGTCAAGGCGTCGTCGCTGATGGCGGTGAAGCCAGTTTACGTGGGCGAAGGGCTTCGCATCAGTTTAGCGATGGAAACAGACCTTGATACGACGGCGCTGCGGTTTAAAGCAACCGAACGCTACGCCATGGGGTGGCACTGGAACCTAGCCGACCACCCAATAGGTCCGCTGGCTATTTTGCCGAACACGCCCGCACAATCGCCCGAAGCTGTCCGTAGTCAACTATCGCGCGTGCTACAGGACTATCCGCAGGCAGTTCGCCTAACTGATCTGCTAAAGCGTTCTGAAACGCCTGATCGTAGCTGACCAGCGGCGGGCACTCGACCTTGACGACGGTCTGGGTGCAGGCCGCCAGCAGGCTAAAACCTGCCAGCGCGCAGATCTTTGCGAACATCGTCGATCCCCTTCGGTGCCTGAATTGCGGCGTCCAGCATGCGCTTGTTGGCGTCCGCTCCCGCCTTGTTGACCTTGGCTTCGACCTCGTCGCGCCCAGCCTGCTTGGCCTTGCCAAGGGCTATGAACATCCCTGCGACGACCGTGAGGGCCGTCGCGAGATACGCCCACGCCTTGGCCCCGATACTGAGAAGAAAGCCCATTATCGATCTCCATCCTTCCGACGCTGGTAGGTTTCCCACACGAAATAGCCAAACGCCGCTACGCCCGCGACGCCCAGCAAGACCATCAGAAGGCGCGGATCGATGCCGAGGTCGCGGATCGAGTTCCAGACGCTTTCCACGTTTGCCACGACCTGCTGGGCCGTGCCTGCAACTACGCTCGCCCCGGTCGCGACCTTGGCAAGATCCATCTTGGCGGCCGGATCGTCGGGGGTCGGCTGCGCGCGCGTCGTCTGCTGCGGCTCGTCGGAAGACGTCGGCGTCAAGTAGAGCTGCGCCTCCGCCGCACGACGCCGCACCAGACCGGCGACGACCTCGCCGTTGTCCTTCTTCCACATGCTGAACGCATTCGCCGCCTCCGCGAATTTGCGTTGGTTGTGCAGTCGCAGGACCGACGACGTCCTGAACTCAGCGACGCCGATGTTGTACGCGAGGCTCGTCATGGCGGCGAGCTGGTTGTCGTTGGGTTCGACCTTGCAGGCCCCTCCCACCGCGTGCGCGCGCTGCGTTATGTCCGCGATAAGCTGCGTGTCGGCGCGGGACTGCGACCACTTCAGGCCGATCTGCACGCCGGGGCCGGTGTGGCCGTAGCCGATGGTCGGCACGCCGCCCGTGTCGAGGTAAGCAGCCAGACGGCACCCCTCGAACGATTTGATCAGCGCAATTCCCGCTTGATTGATCATAGGCGCGCCCCTCCGAAGTGACTGACCTTGTCCCAGACCCACGTCGCGCACGCCGCAATGGCCGACAGAACCGCGCCGATCTTCAGCACCAGCCACCACGCGCCCTTGCCCATATTGGCGGCATCCAAAATGAGCTGGACCTTGCCCTCGATGCTCGCGAGACGTTCCTCAAGGCGCGCCTCGCTGGTTTCAAGGCGCTTTTCCAGAGCGCCGACTTCCGCCTGAAGGCGGCCGATGTCCCGATCTGTGTTCCCGTTCGCCACGGCATGCTCCTGCTTTCTTATTCTTCCACTGCACTCAGGCGACGCTCCATCGTGGGAGACGCTGCCGCCGAACCAAAGGCCGCCGCCCCCACGCGATAACCCGCATTGGCGCGCTCGGTTTCTTCAGCAAGCTGGGCCTGCCGCGCGCGCAGGCGCTGCAAGATGTTTGCCTGCTCGGTGGGATCGGATGTGTGGAGCATCGTCCCCAGTTTATCGCCGGTCCTGCGCGTCACTCCAAGCCCCTGCGCCTTGGCGTGCAGCCAGCGGGCGGCAAACTGTGTCGGCCCCTTCGCTGCTTCGATGATCTGCGGGATCAGCTCGTCGCCCTCTTTTATTTCCTTCATCTTCTCGGCGCGGGATGCCGTCGGCGACCCGAGCGTCATGCGCGCACGCGCGCTGGCATCGCGAGCCTCCGTCTGAAGGCTTCGCATCAGCATGTCGTACTCTGCCGGATCGGGAGTGATCGCGCGCAGCTTCTCCCGCAGGGCTTCGGAGTTGACCATGCCGCGCGCCTTGTTTGCGCCGTCGACCATCTTTGCGAGGCGGTCATCGATTGCGCGAACGGCCCCCGAGCGGTAGTGATCCAGCTCGTTTGCGGACAGGCCGCGTATTTTCTTCAGCATATCCTCCGGCGACATGCCGGAGAACATATCGGCGCGCCCCTCGGCGATTGCCTCTTCGACCGATTTCGTGTCGCTGTACTTCTTCTGCGCGTTGGCGAAGAGCGGGTTTTTCTCCTTTCCAATGCGGTCTGCCTCCTTGTAGATCTCCTTGATGTTCCCGGCGTGCGCCGCGCCCTTCTTGGCGAGGTCGTCCTTGATCTCGCGCAGCCCACGAATGAATGCGTGCCACTCGCGGGTGTTCATGTCGATTGGGAAGATGGCGTTCGTGATGTTGCCCTCGGCGTCCTTCTCGAACTTCAGGAAGTCCCGCATGGGCTTCCCCTCGTTGAGTGGATCGCTCTGGTAGACCTTCTTCGCGGCGAGAAACGCCTTGTCGAGTTCGTCTTTCGGGACGCGCTGCAAGAGCTTCGCGACGTCGCTGTCCATCATGTTGACGTCGGCGGCGTAGGCGCGTTGGTAGTCTGGGGTCGCCTGCGTCTTGTAGAATTTCTCGATGTCGTCGATGTTCTTCGCGTAGTCCGACGCCTTCGTGTGCTGATGCAGTGCGCGCGAGACGCGCTGTCCCTGCCCGAGATGCAGACGCTCGATGGCCTCCTGAGATGCGGCGGCACCAGCTCCCGGCAAATTGGCGACGCCCTCCGCGAGCGACGTCAGGTTCTTTCCCTGTGTCGCGATTGTCGACGGGACGCCGTAGTAGCGGTCGAGCGCAAGCTGATTTGCCAGTCGATCAACCGTCAGATCGTCACGCCCCATGTCGCGCAGCAGGTCCCGCTCGGCCTTTTCGGCCGGGGGGCGCTTCATCGCGCCCCAACTTCCGCGACCAGCCCCAAAAGCCAGAGGAACGCCAGCACCCAGCACAAAGCCAGCAGGTGCTGTTGCAGCCGCATTAGGAAGCCTCTCACTGAAATCCCCTTCGCCCTGCCCAAGTCCCGCGACTGCCCCTGTGCCGCCGCCAATGACGCCCGTCTGGACGGGCACGGGAAGACGGTTGAAGCGCGATCCCAGCGCGGCGGCCGTGTCCCTGACAATGCCGGGCGCAAAGCGTGCGCCTAGCGACCGCGCCGCACCAACCGGCCCCGTCAGCGCAAAGCCGCCGACGCCTTCCGTAATAACGGATCCGAGCGGGTTCTGCCGGTTGAACGCGGCAATCTGCGCGCGCTCGTCTTCCAGCGCCGTGTCGTAGTCTTCGCCAAATGCCGACCGCGCCCCCGCAAGAAGCTCGTCGCCGAAGCCCATCGTTGCACCCTGCAAAACCGAGCGCCCCGTGTTTGCGAGCGTCGTGGCGTCGCGACCTGCGGTGCCGCGACGGTGACGCTCCGCGAGCGGCGTCGGCTGCGCGCCCCTCTCTGCGCGCAACGCCTCCAGTTCTTCCCTCTCGGCGTCGGTGAGCGGCATCATTTGCCTCCTTTTTCGCGAGCCTCAAGGTCTTTCAGGCGGAAATACTTTTGCCACGTCAAACGACCAGTGTTCAACTCAAACGCCGGAAGCGTCGATCCCTTTCCGCGCGTCACCTCGACGGCCAGAGGGTTGGCGTTTTTATATTCATCCCACGCACGCCGCGCGCCCTGCATCGTCTGGTTCGCTTCAAAGTACGCGCGCTCGAACTCCGCCTTCTCGCGGATGTTCTGCGCCGCCCGCAGGCGATACTCGATGATCATCCGGTTGGCTTCCGGCGATTTCTCGATGGACGGCGACTGCTGGACGAGCTGCTTGGCGTCGAAGTCCGACACAGCACCCGTGCCAGCGATGCGGTTCAACGGCGACAGCTCGGCCGTGATCGCCTCCATGCGCTGGAGATTTGGGCTTCCAAAAGTTGTCACTTGCTTGACGAGGGGTATCGTGGTGTCCAACGTCCCCGTCTCGGCGCGCCCGTTGAGCGCGAGATATTCCTTGCCCAACGCCTCGATGCGCTCGGCCTGCTGGACGTCCTTCTCGCGGTCGTCGTCACCTTTAAGAAAGTCCTGACGCTCCTTGATGATCAGGTCTTCGGCTTTCTTGGGGGACAGGCCGCGCCACGGCGGCGTCGAGATCGAAGGCACGCTGAGACGACGCGCGACGGCCTCGTTTTCGGCTGTGTCTCCCGCCGCCGCCGGGCGCGGGCGGTAGCCCATCAGGGGATCTGGCGCACCGGGACGACGGGGCGGCGCAGGCGGCGGAGCCTGATCGGCCGTCGGCGCAAACGACGACGGCGGCAGACCCGGCATCTGGGTCGTCACAGCGGCCTGTCGGCCGGGGCCAGCGCCGGGGGCGACGGCAGTATCGGCCATCGGCGTTGCTGCCGAAGCACCTGCGGAAGACGCTGGAGAGGCCGTGGGCGCGGGGGCGGCGGTAGGTGCCGGGGCGGCCGGGCGCGCGCCAGCGGTCGCCGCAGGCGGCCCGGCGGGGCGCTCCGGTCGGGGGGTCCGAGCCTCGAACTCCTCGCGTCGGGCCTGAACAAAATCCTCGATAAACGAGGGCGCGTCGGCCGGGTCCACGTTCGCAGATGCAGCAAGGGCCGCCCGCCGCCACGCCGGTTCCTGCCGGGCCATGAGGCGGTCCCACTCCGCGCCCCGGCGATCCCAGTCGCGCTCCTCGCGGGCCGCCGCCGCCTCGGCGGCGAGCGCCGTGCGGGCTTCCTGACCCTCACGGATCACGCCCTGCTGGCCGGAGGCGATCAGCTCGCGCGAGGCGCGCTCGGAGCGCGCACGCTCGGCCCGCTCCTCGCGATCCAAGTCAGCGCGCTCCTTGGCCGCCGCAGCCGCATTGCGCTCCTTGATCATCGTCGACAACGTCGTCAGGCGCGTCCGCTCGGCCTCGGTCAGCTCCTTGCGGTTTTCCGACGCCATCTTGAGCTGGATCTGGGCCAGCTCGCGCTTGGCCTGCCGGTCGAGCTGGTCGCGCTGGTCGATGCCCGCCTGCATGCGGCCGACGCCGCGCGCGAAAGCGTTGCCGAACGAGCGGTTCTCGGGGTCGGCCATGCCGACGCCGAGGTCGGCCAGTGCGCGCATGCTGTCGTTCGCGCGCGGCTTGTATTCGGCCAGAAGTGCCGACATCGCCCGGCGCTCGTCGTCGCGCGCCGTCCGCATCTCCGCCGGGTCGGGGGCCTGCATCAGGCGGCGCATATACTCGTCCTCGAGATTTGCAGCCGAGCGCGGAGCGGCATTGCCTGCGGGAGCCGAGCGCGTTGCGCCGGGGAAGTGCGCAGCACCACCCACAGTCACACCTTCAGGCAGCTCACCCGTGGTCGATCCCTCGCGGCTGTCGGCGACGTCGAAAGGGGGCAGCTCCTCGTACTCGACGTCCTCCGCCTGCCCGCCGTTGTCGAAACGCGCAAGGCCGCCGCGACGGAAATTCTTCACGCGACCGCCGCGTTTAAATGGCGAAGCAAACGAGCTATAATCCCACAAGGATGAAGTATCACCCAAACCAAGAGCCGCAGAAGGCGCTCCAAAAACAGAGTCAAGCCCTGCAGCACTAAAGTCAGGCGCACTTGTTCCGGCACCAAAAATGCTGCCGAGCGCATTCACGCCTGCGCTGACGCCCGACTGCACCGCCGGGTTAAGCGCCGCCAGACCAGCCGACAGGCCCGTCGTCCACGGGTTGACGGACGTCGAGTTGAGCGTGTTGCTGCCCATGCCCTTCGTCCCGGCGTTGATCAGGTTGTTCGCCTGCTGCCACGGGTAGTCGCGCTGCGCGGTGCCCTCGGTCATCAAGAGCTGCGCGTTGCCGATCTGGTTCGCGCGGTTCTGCTGCGCGAGCGACGGCTGCTGCATGGCGAGGCCCGCGATCTGCCCGACGTCGGCGCGACCCAGCGCGTTGTTGACGTTCGTCTGCGCGAGCGCGTTGTTGAAGCCCGTCTGGTTGAGCTGCGACTGGAGCGCGTTTAGGCCCTGCTGGCGCTTGTCGTTCGCCAGCTCCAGCGCAATCTGCGAGCGGTCGCCGAAGCCCGACGCATTCGCCGACGCGCCCGCGCGATCCTGCGCGCTTTGACGGTCGGCCGCCTGCTGCGCGTACTGCATCGTCTGGTCGCGGACGAGCGCATTCCACGGGTTCATGTTGGCCTGAACCGCAGCCGTCATCGCGCTCGGGTTGGTGTTCCAGTTGGCACCACCCGCCATCGAGCCGAGCTTGTTCTGCAAGCCGCCAAGCGTCTCGGACGTCTGCCCGAAAACGTCGCCCGTCGTCGTGTCGAGCGCCGTCGCGCCAAGCATGCGCTGCGCGTTCTCGATCCACGAATTGGCGGCGTAGGGCGTCTGCCCCGCCTGCCCCGCGAGGCCGACACCTTGATTGAACAGGCCCTCGGATCCCGGCGTCAGAAACGTCTGCTGCTTGGTCGAGGAGTTCGTGTTGGGCTGCGCCGTGAGCGCGCCAGCCGCGCCGAACGCCAGCGGCGACAGACCCCCGATGATGCTACCCCAGTCGGCCATTGTGTTCTCCTATGCCTTCGGCGGCGGCAGCGAGCCGAGCTTCTTGCGATACTTGGCGCGCGTGCCGACCACAAGGTCGGCGAGCTTCTTTGCGCCCGCGTTGCTGGATCCGTCGCCAAGCGCCGCGACGACGTCGGCCGGGATGACGTATTCATCCGGCGAGAGCATCGCGGGAACCTCGTCGGAGCGCCCGGTGCCGGGACCGCGCACCTGCGTGCCGAGCGCGGCGTGGATCGGGTTGTTGCCGGGCTGCGTCATGCCGCCGAGCGCCATCTTCTGGCCGGTGCTTTCGTATGCCGACGCGCTCGTCAGGCCGCGCTTGTCGACGTCGGCGTTGATCGTGTCCCACGGCTGGATGTTCAATCCGCCGGAAGCGAAACGGCGGCGGATGCGGCCGCCGAGTGCGAAGTCTCCCCCATCGCCGGGATCGCCACGGTCACCCGTCATTCCACCCTGACCGCCCCCGCTTTCGGTCCCCGCCGCGCCACCGCCATTTCCGCCTCCGCCACTGCCGGAGTTCATTTCCGACATGACGTCGGCCGCTTGGGCTTGGGCATTCGCCGTAGCAGCCGCAGCCGCAGCCGCCTCTCGCGCCGCAGCTTCACTGTTGTAGGCTTCGAGTTCATTGGCGCGCGCCATGGCCTGCGATGCAGCACTCAAACCGGCGGCATCCTCTTCATTCACTGCATCCCTCCGGTCGATCATGTTGGCGCGCGCCTCGATGCCCTTCACGGCATCCTTCTGCGCCTGCGCGCCGGAGAACGTGTTCATGCCGGGGGAGAAATTGAATGGACTGGATCCCGGTAGGCCCAGCATGCCAACGGGGCGACCAAGCCCAAGCGCATCGAGTTCGTCGTTTGCCTTGGAGACGTCAAAGCCGCGACCGATAGCTCCAAGTCCAAGGCCAGCAAGCGTGCCGCCAAACATGTTGCCGACGACCGATCCGAGCCGACCCCAGCCGCCAATATCCGCAAGGCTGCCTGTCGCGGTCGACCCGCTCGGGCCGCCGATCTCCTTGCCGCCCATGCCGTCATTCGAGTAGCCGCCCTGCCCGTCGTGCTGGTAGCCGTAAGTCGCGCTTTGCGGCGGTCCACCACCAAGCGCAGGCGTCGCGCTCGCGCCCGCATTCGCCGACGGATCCGCAGCCGGAGGCAGTGCCACGAAGGGCGACCCGCTGCCGCTGCCAAGCGGCATCAGGGGATTGTCGCCGTTGACAGACTGCCGCCACCGCTGGATGCCACGCGGCAGCACACTGCCGGTGTTGCCGCCCTCCATCGGCGTGCGCCCCTGAAGGCGGCCGAGTTCCTCGTAGTGCGCGCGCCCCGAGGGGTACACGCCCTGCTGCACGAGCGCGGCGACGTCGGGATTGGCGGAGAGGTAGTAGCCCTCGTTGAAGCCAAAATCGCTCGTCGGGAGGCGGATGGACATGCTCATGAGATCACCGATCCGTCAGTTACGCGCAGCCACTGCGTGCCGTTGCTGTAGACGGGCACGGCACCCCCGGAGGCATTCGAGCAGAACGCGAGGCGCGCCGCGCTGTTCTGGGTCAGCGCGGGCTTGTAGCGGTAGACGCCGCTCGCCGTCAGGTAGCCGTTGAGGCCGCTGACGGTCGATGGCACCAGCACGACCGGCGCATTGACCGGCTGGTAGTCGCGCTGCACGTCTTCCATGAACCGCTGGAGCGTGAACACGAGATCCTGCGCCCACGCAAGAAACTCCGGCGGAATGCCTTGCGAGCTGGGCGGCGCGGGCAGGCGCGGGATCTGGCTCATCGGTAGCCCCCCGGCGTCGTATCAATGCGGCTCTTGCCCAGCCGAAAGTAGCTGTTGGACTGGAACAGCGCCGACATCTGTCGCCCCTGACCGCGCACGTCCGTCTTGAGCGTCGTCGCCGTGATCTGGTACGGCCCCTTCACCGTCTCGGTGTCGGTCGGCCACCGCTTGAACCCGAGCGTCAGGTTGACGGTGCCCTGCTGGTCTTCGTTGACGACCCAGCGGCGCACGTTCATCACCTTGTCGCCGTCCGCAATGTCGAGCGGGGCGTATGTTACCGAGCGCGAGAGGGTGGCACCGTTCGCCAAGTCGCCTGTCTCCATGTAAAAAAGCTGCCCCGACGCATTCGTCGTGAGGGGTAGGGAGATCAGGCCACGATCCAGAGCGGCAGTTACAACGATGGAGCCGTTGCTCCAACCGGCGTTGGCGTCCTGTGACACTTCCAACAGGTCGACGCGAATGTAACTGTCGTTCTCGTAGGTCGAGGTTGCCTGCGTGTTGCTAGGATAATACCAAGTGACGGCAGGGTAAAGCGCGTCGTAGACGGCAAAAACCTTGTATTCCTGCGATGTTGCGAGGCGGTCGAGGAAGTATTTCTTCATCGGCGAGGGGATCGGGCGCGGCACGCCGCCGTTGTAGATGTACGGCACGCGCGCCTTGGACATCCAGTACGCCGTGCCGTCCTGCTCGACGGCCGCGTTGGGGCCGAGCAGGCCGCAGCCCTGCCCGAGCATGTCGATGCTGTAGGGATTGTCCTGCTGACCGGTGTAGCGCAGGAAATACATGGCGTAGTCCGACCAGCCGTAAATGCCCGCCCGGCTGTGGCGCAGCGCCACCATGTTCGATCCGATGGTCGCGCTGAAGCCGCCCGCAAGGTTCGAGGCGCTCGGGGTCCACATCGAGACGTCGCCGTTGACGCCGCCGTCGCTGTTGCGGATCCGCATGGGCACATACGGGTTGCGCCGGTAGGAGCCGTTGCCGCCGCCGGAAGCCGTCGCCGTCGCGTAGGTCGTGTGGACGAACTCGATGTTCGTCGTCGAGTTGACCTTGCTGACAATGTAGTTGTCGATCACCGTGACGCCGCCGACCGCCGTCAGCCCGGACTGGATCTGGATCTCGTCGCCGACCTGCCAACCATCCGCGCCGACCTCCATCTTGATGATGGGGGAACCAGACACGGTGACGATGGGATTGCTCGTCGTCGAAGACAGCACGCCGATCTGCGTCGTGCCAGCCACCATGACGAACCGCTCGTTGGTCACGAGCATGTAGGCGTTGCGCTGCGGGCCGGTCGTGACGCGCGCGGCGCGCTGCGACCAGTTGCGCGTCCATGTGTAGAGCGCGCCGCCGAGCGGGCAGGCGTAGAGCGTCGCGCCCAGATTGTCGAAGCTCCAAGTGCGGGGGTTGGTCGTGTCGGGGGCCGTCTCCGAGACGCCGTACAACCCCGAGCCGTAGGTGCCGGTGCCGTATCCGCCCGCGCCCTGACCATTTTCAAGGCCGACGCTCATCTCGAACAGGTAGTTGACGTTTGCCCCGCCGCCGGATCCGGTGGCATTCGCGACGGTCGTCGACACGACGCTGAAGGAATTGTCGTCGATATACGTCACCTCGTGCGGCTTCGCGATGACGTAGGCCGGCGTTCCGCCTCCCGCCCCGGTGCCGGTGGCGGCCGTCGCATTGTAGATCACGAACGTCGAGGTGTCGTACACGAGCGCCAGATAGGGGCCGCTCATCGTGATGCCGTTGACGGCCGACGCGCCGGAGATCGTGATCTCGTCCCACGAGGCCATGCCGTGATTGGCAAGCGTGCAGATGACGCGGTTGGATCCGGCGACCGTGTAGAACGGGCTGGCGGCGAACGACCCGCTGCCGCCGCCGAGGCGCACGTTGTTGAAGGTGCTGTCGCCCGAGACGTACACGCAGTCGCCACTCTTGGCTTGGTGGTCGGTCAGCGTGACGACGACAGTCGTCGACCCGCTCGTCGTCGAGAATGGCGTCGACCCGGCGAAGATGCCGTTGGACCGCTTCGGCGTGACGTTGTAGAGCGTGCCGTCGATGAACGTCATCAGCTTTTTGCTGGTGCCGACGGCGGCGTAGACGAGGCCCTGCGTGTCGGCCCACGAGAACAGGCCGCGCGCGACGCCGCTGTAAGTAGCCCCGTCCGACGGCGCAAGGCTGTATCCGCCCTGCGCCTGCGCCTGTCCGCGCACCCAGCGTATCCACTGCGCGTCGGAGGCGTAGCCCTCGCGCGTGTAGATCGGGTCGTCCTTGACGACGCCAGCCTTGTACGGGACGACCGTCAGGCCCATGCAGCACTCCACAAGGCAGCGCCAAAAACAGCGCCGGTCGTCAGCTCGGCACGCTCGGTCCAGTCCAGCCCGAAGCGCCGACCGAGGGGTTTGTTGATGCCGTAGGCTACTGCGACAAGCGCGCCAGCAGGTGCGAACGTGAAGGCGGCCAGCGTCACGTTGGATGCCAGCATGATGGCAAGAACCACGACACCCCAGAACGCCATCAGCAGGTAGTCGACCGGCTTTTCAAGTCCCATTGCGTTGTTAAAGTAACCGATGGTCATCGCGGCATAGATTGTCACGACACACGCGGCATATGCTGGGTCGATAACGCCGAGCGGCGCAGCCATCAGCACGGCACAGCCGATCCGCGTGATCGTCGTGCCCGGTTCCCAGCCGAACATTTTGCGCCAGATAGCGCCGAACTTACCGCCACGCAGCATCCAGCACAGACCGCACCATGCAGCGTAAAGTGCGATCACGGCAGCACCCATCCCTGCTGTTGCTCGCTCCACTCGTAAGGCTCGCCGGGCCACGAGGGGTGCATCCATCGGCAAGTCTTCTCGCGGAAAATATAATCTGGCGCTGGCTTTGGCGGGATGAACGCATCGCGCCCGGCGTCGTAAGTGTAGCCCACGCCCGCGTAGTTTTTGCGGATGCTGCCATTGTACGACGTCTGCAGCCACGTCAGCTCTGTGCCCCAGAGTGAATGACAGAACGCCACGCCTTCCGCCTCGGTCGGCGCGTCTGTGTCGGCGATCCGGTTCACGGCGCGCACGACGTTGTTTGCATCGATGCCTGCGAAGTGAGCCATCAGAACGTGATGCTCCCCGAATTGTTGAAAATGTAGATGTAATTTCCGCCGCTGTTCAAGAACGTCGGAGATCCGGTTGTCGACGTCGCCTGCGCGAACGTGTTGGGGTACGAGATCACGACGATGCCGGATCCGCCGTTGCCGACGTTGGAGCCGTCCCAACCTGCACCGCCGCCGCCCGTATTCGTCGTGCCAGACGCACCAGCGCCAGCCGTACCGCCGCCGCCAGATCCACCAGCGCCGCCGGATGAATTGCCGCCGCCGCCCGCGCGCGTGACACTGGATCCGCTGATGCTGGACGCCGTACCGTTACCGCCGGGGCCTGCGTTGCCGTTACCGCCAACCGCCGAAGCGCCACCGCCACCGCCACCACCGGAAGCGCCACCATCGCCACCGTTATTGCCCTGTCCACCAGTCCCGTTGCCGTGAGTGGGAACGCCTACGCCACCACCGCCACCAGAACCACCAGAGCCGATACCGGTACCGCTTGCACCGCCTCCGCCGCCGCCTGTCGATGTGATCGAACTAAAGACGCTGTCGCTGCCGTTTGAACCTTGATTGAACGATGCAGATGCGCCTGCACCGCCACCGCCGACCGTGACGGTATTTCCAACCCCCGGCGTGACTGCAAGAGATGACTCTCGATAACCGCCCGCACCACCACCGCCAGCACCGCCAGCACCGCCACCGCCACCGCCTGCAACGACCAGATAGTTGACAGATGTCGGCGCGACAGGCACCGCATTTGCCAGCCAAGTCGCAATCGCCATTGCGTGGATTGCAGCCATCAGGATAATCCCGCTTTTAGGTAGGCAATGGCAGAAGCCAATACCGAGGGATCATCTCGGAACAACCCGAGCGCACGATTGCAGTGGCTGCACAGCAGTCCGCGTATGTGACCCCGACTATGGCAGTGATCCACGGAGAGATTTAACGGTTTACCAGAGCGAGTGCAATTCAGAGTTTCAGGCTTCTTACAAATCGCACAGGAGTAATTCTGATCTGCCAAAGTTTTCTTGTACCAATCCAGCGAGACGCCATAAAACCGCTTCAGATCCTGTTTCTTATAGTGCTCTGGATCTGCGGCAAGTTTCTTTTTTCGCGAAGCGCGAACAGCCTCACGATGTTTTTCTGGATTTTGCTTGCGATATTTCACCGCAGCATCCTTGCGCTTTTGTTTTTGCTCATCTGTAAAAATTCTAGCGTTCATACCAAAGCCGTGCCGCTAATGATCCACACCGTGCTGTCCGTCTTCGTCAGTGTCGCGAGGCCGTTGGTGCCCAGCGTACGGCTGGCCGAGGAAGACAGCGTGCCGGTGTAGTACATGGTGTCTGCCGACATCGTGATCGTCACGACGCCGCTGTTCGAGCGGTTCACGAAGGTGATGACCGTCCCGATGCGATACGGGATCACCGAGTTGGGCGGCACGACGTAGGTGCGCGCGGTCGTGTCGGCGTTGGGGTGGAAGATCATGCCGCCCGCGTCGCCCGACGACAGCGTGTAGTTGCCCGACGTCGTGTTCTGCTGAAGGACGCTATACAGCACTTTGACGCCCTGCGGGGTTGCCGCGACGTCCGTCGCCGTGCCGGAGAGCGTGTTGCCGCTCGTCGAGAGCGCCAGAAGGCCGGAGTAGGTGGTCGTCCCCGTCGGCTGGAGCGCGTAGATCGGAGCGGCACCGGTCCCCTGCGCCGTGAGGACGTAGCCGCTCGTCGTGCCGCGCTGGAGCGTGGACAGGGGAGCCGACAGGCCCGCGCCGTCAGCGCGCGTGTAGCTGATCACACGCGCGACGCTCAAGTCGTCGGCGCGCACGATGGCGCGGTCCCCGGCGGCAGTGATGATATTCGAGCCGCTATTCGGCAGGATCAGCAGACCAGCCGAGTGCGTCAGGGTATTGACGCCCGCAAAGAAGACGGTGCGCGACCCTCCCGACTGCGTGGCAGTTCCAAAACTCAGGATCGTCCCCGAGCCGGTGATCTGCAGGTAGTTGCCGCTCGTCGTCCAGATGTTCGTCGTCGAAGCCGACAGCACGTCGGGGGCGCGAACTTCTTCCAGCGCGCCAAGCAGATTGCCACCCGTCAGCGATCCTGCCGGCCCCTGCGGACCCGTGGCACCCGTGGCACCCGTCGGCCCCTGCGGACCACCGTCGCCCGCGCGCGTCGACTGCAGCGTGACGCTGATGGCACTGGAGAAGGGCGACGTCTGCGACCCGGCGAGATACGTCACCCCCAGTGCACGGTAGCCCGTACGGCTCGACACGGTGTTGATCGTGTAGAGCATCCAATTGTTGGCCGCTGTTGTCGAGCGCAGCATGATGGTGCCGCGCGCGTTGGACTGCGTACTGTCGTCGAGGCTGTCGAGCCACGCAGCGTCGTCACCGCCCTGCGTAGGAGACGTCGACAGGTAAATCCAGTTCGCCGACGCCTGCGCCGCAAAGTTGTCGAGCTGCAAACCGCCAGAACCGGGATTGGTGTCGGTGGTCGTCGAACTCAGCGTGTAGGTGAAATAAGCCTGCTGATTGTAGGTGAACGCATCAACGTAGTTCTTCGTGGCGGCATCCTGCGGCTGCGCCGGATCGACGAGATTGATGATGCGCCCACTGGTCGAAAACCAAGGCGTAAGTTGGAAAGCGTTCGTGCCGTCGTTGTAGACGTAGCCGCGCGCGTAGTTGGGGACGGTGACCTGCGTCCCGCCGGAGACGCCCCACGTCACGGTCTGGTTGCCGGTCGTCTCGTTGCGGATAGCCGTGATCTTGCGCCGGGCCGGAGCCACGATGGTCAGGGACGCACCGAGCGTGCCGGATAGATGCAGACCGGCGGCGATGGCTTCCGCGTTGCTGTCGTAATCCGTCGAGGTCAGCACATAGCTGCCGCCCGTGACCGTGAGCGTCGCGAAGCGCGTCGTGCCAGCGTCGAAGATCTCAAGATTGGTGTTGAGATACGGATCGCCCCAAGTGTTCTGGTTCGAGGCCAGAGACTGCTTGCGGGCGCGCAGCGAGGTGGTTGCGGTATCGGTCATGGGCTATCCCTTCGCCGCCGTGTTAAAGTCGTCCTTCGCGTAGCTGCCCTGCTGCGCGTTGATCGTCGCGATGCCTTCCTTGTAGCGCGGCCCCCAGAGTGCGGTCAGACCGGCGGCGCGGTCGTCGATGACGAACTTCGCAGCCTCCTCGATGCACCCGGCCAGCAGGGTGTCGTAGCAGTTGTCGGTCAGGTAGTTCGTCGTGTTCGACGCCGTCAGGTAGGCGAGGCGCTTCTTGTACTGCGTCGTGTAGAACCACCCGCTGTTGGGCGTCGGGGCCACCATGAACGTGTTCTCGTTCAGCACGCCGTAGTAGATCGGGACGGCAGTCTGGCCCTGCGCGGGCCAGAACTGCTCCATCCAGCCGCGATCACGATAGTTGAGGCTGACCAGCCCCGAGGTCGTCAGGATCGTCACCCCTCTCAGGGTGAGAATGTCTGTCGGCCTCGGGAACGAGATCGAGCTGGCCGTAAGGCTACCCGAATATGTGCCGAACAATTCCGCCACCGTCAGGTCGCGCATCATGCGATCCTGAGTGTTCTGGATGATAGTCGGGAGATTGTTGGCAAGCTCCGTGCTATCGTTTTCCATGAACGCCGGAATGTCGGTCAGCAGTGTCGAGTAGCTGCCCATTCTAGTCTGCCGCCTCCGCGAGCTTGGGGGTGGGCCGGTCGACGCTCAGGCTCTCCTCGGTCATCTTGTCGAGCAGGAGGTCGTGCAGGCGTCCGTAGAACGTCTTCTGCCCCTGATGGCCGAGCATGATCATCTGGTCGACCCAGACCTCCTCGCCCAGCTCGCGCCACCGCTGGCAGAACGTGAAGTCTTCCGACCACAGCTCCGGCGCGCCACGCGGATGCTCCTCGGTCTTCGGCCCCGTCGGCTGGTTCGTGAACTGGAAGAGGTGCGGAAACACCTTGCCGCTCTGGCGGTCGCGCCAGCGCAGCTCGGGATATGCCTTCACCATCTTCTCGACGCACCGACGCGAGATCAGCATCATGCCGGTCCCGACCTCGGCGACGGACAGCGTGCCCGTCTCCATGCACTGCTTGATGGAGGGGATATTCAGGCAGAACGAAGGCGGCCCCTCGGCCTTGCGGACGCCAGCGGCGGCGACGACGTCCTTGTCGTGCATGATCAGGCGCATGACGTCGTTGCCGTTCCAGCCCATGTCGGCATCGATGAACAGCAGATGCGTCGTGCCGCTTTCGAGAAACTCCTGCAACATGATGTTGCGGGCCTTCTCGATGCTGCTCTCGTTGGGGATCGTCCTGAACTGGAAGCCGATGCCCGCACTCAGCAGGCGCGGGATCGTGTCGACGAGGCCGTGGACATAGATGTCGTCGAGCTTGCCGCCGTACGCGGGCGTCGCAATGAACAGGCGAACGTCCTTGAGCTTGTCGGCCTTGCGACCGCCGATCTTCTCCAGATCCGCCTCGAACGACGTCTCCATCCACTTCTTGAACGCCTCGTGGTCGGGCGACATGTGCGCCTCGGCCGCCTCGTAGGTGGCGTCCTTCTGCCCGGTGACGCCGTGGTGATCGTGGCGCACGAGGTACGCCATCAGGCAGCGCCACTTGCCGGAGGTGCGGCCGAGCGTCTCCCACACGTCATCGATGAACATGTGGTTGAAGCCCTCGGGGAACCAGTAGCCGATTTTCCGCAAGAGGTCGCCGCCCCACACCGTCGCCGAATGCATGCGGCGCGGGGCCTGCCAGCCGTCGTTGCACGACGCGATGTTCTCGGCACCGGCCGCCTCGACCAGCGCGCGATCCCATCCCGGCGTGACGGGGATGTTGTCGTCGCAGATCTGGCCGTACCACGGCAGGTCGGGGAACTCGCGATAGCACCACCGCACGGCCTCGCCCATCGTCATGTCCGACGGCAGGCGGATCATCTTCCAGTCTTTCGGAAGATGCTTCAGGCACTCGTCGTACGCGGCGGGCTGCTCCCCGCCGTTGACGACGACGACGCCCGGCGTCGTGATGCCGGTATCGATGCATGCCTTGAGCGTCTCAAGGCATCGATCAGGTCGCTTATGCGTTACAAGGAACCACATGAGATTTGCCTCTCTCAGTTACGAAGTTAATCCGCCCACATAGGACCATGTGTAGCTGGACGTCGTGGACGTACCGTCAAGCGGTGCGTCGGGCCTCGGGAATTGCAGCGTGATGCTCTCCGGCTGGCGCGGAGCGAGCCGGTAGGGGTCGAGCTGGTCGAGGCACCCGTTCGAGCGGGCACCTCGCCGGTTGGTGCCGGGCGACGGCGACTTGCACACACGCAGCGACGGCGAGTTGGGGTCGCTCGTGAGATCGTCGTAGTACCGCTTCGCGTGGCAGCGGTCGCAGACCGCAATTGCCATCGTCGCGCCGTTGCGGACGGGGAGGTACAGGCTCATGTCGTGTAGATCGAGATATTCGGCCCGTACTTGATGGCCGAACTGTCCCGCTCCTCGGTCTGGGCCTCCAGAAGTGCGCGCCGGAAGCGCGCATCGACGTAGCCCATCATCTCGCCCGGCACGCCCTCCATTTCGACGGCCATGTAGCTCGCGAGGCCCCAGACGATGGCGTCGTACCACCGCTGCGGCACGTCGATCTCGTTCGTCGAGACGCCCGGATCCATGATGTAGCGATGCCGGAGGACGACGATCTGGTAGAAGCTGTTCTGCGGCACGGGCCACAGGTTCATCACCGGCTGCGTGCGCTTGCGGTCGAACCAATACTGCGTCGGCTTGCCCTGCGACGTCTTGTTGTTGAGGTTGAAGAAGTCGTCCTTGTTCAGGCGCGCGAGGACGACCTCGGCCGGTGACGACGCAAAAACGAGCTGCGTGATGTCGAGCGTAGCGCCACCCGTCTCGCGCACGCGGAAGGCGTCGGTGTCGCCCGGCTGCGCGTCGATGTCAAAATAATACCAAGTCGCCGCCGTGTAGCTGCGCGAGGAGACGGCCAGCGCCGTCGTCCACGTCGCGCCGCCGTCGCTCGAACGCTCGAACACCAGCGCGTAGGTCTGCGTCGTGGCGCTCATCACGCCGACGTTCACGATCTGCTGGTCGGTGGCGTAGACGAGAGAGATGTTGCCGTCGGGCGCAGTCTGCGTGCAGGCGTTGGCGAGCGTCTGGTCGAAGGCGTTCGACGCCGTGCCGCCAGCACTCGACGCCGCCGTGCCGGTCGGGATTGTGACCTCCCGAATATTGGCGTTCTCAATGTCGACGGTGCCGGTCGGGGTCTGCAAGAGGCCCTGCGCCGTCAGCGGCCCAAGGATAATCTTCTCCAGACACCAGAGCGGGTAGCCCTGATTGGCGAGCGAGGACGTCAGGAGATACAGATTGTGCTGGGCCGCCTCGAACATCTCGGCGTCCAGTTTCGCAGGCGCGATTTTGCAGCGCCTGACCGCATGACTGATGATGTCATGGATCTGGAAGGAGGTCGTCGAGACTGCATCCGAGACGGCCATTGCGGTCGTCCTTACTTGCTACCGAGGACCGGCTTCTTGCTGTAGACGCCGCCCTTGGCGAACTTCTTGGGCTGCGACTGGGCGGCGCGGTCGAGCTTGGCCGCGTCGGCCTTGCCGCGCGCGAAGTTCGCCGCCGCCGTCAGGCCGCCGTTTTTCAGCCCACGCTTTGCCAGCTCAGAGCGGATGAGCGCCTTGTCGGCCGCGACGTCGTCGTGCTTGGCGCGGCCACCCTTGGCGTACACGCCGCCCGCGATGGCGACGTCTGTCGCGTTCGCCGGGGCGCGCCCGCCCGTGGCGAGGCCTCCGGGCAGCATCGCGCGCCGCTTGAAGTCGGGCTTGGCGGGCTTGCCGGGGGTCTTCCGCATGTACGGCTTGACCGCCTGCGCTCCTGCGGATCCCGTGAAGCCGCCGTCGGCCATGAACTCGTGACCGGCGCGCTTCATAGGCTTCATGTCGCGGTAGTCTTTCATGTCGCTGCTCCTCACGCCATCTGCCCGCCCTGAATGACCGTCAGATACACGGCACCACTCGTCGTGAGGTGCGGCGTCCAGCGGAGAGCGCGGGCGTTTGTGGACTGGAAATTGATGATGGTGATCGCGCCAGCCGGAGTAAACGCGCCGGAAGCGTTGATCCAGTTGGCGTTCGAGTAGCTCGATGAGTAGGTCGAGAAGGGATTGTCGTAACTGACCTGAAGATGACCCGACGCGGTACCAGCAATCTGGACCTGAACGGATACGTTGGTCGGGTTTTGGTACATGTCGAGGACGACGGGATCGTTTCCGATGCACCCGCCTTGCGTCAGGATCGTCTGATAGATTGGACGCATCTCTGTCTCCCGTTGAGGGAACCGGGGAGGCCGAAGCCTCCCCGACCCTTACGCCTGCGGAACGCCGAACAGGCCGTTAGTCGTGTTGACGTCGCTGGGGTAGATCCAGAACGTCTGCACGTTGGCCGCATTCGTCGCCGTCTGGAGCGTGTACGAACCGCGCACGTTGTTCGAGGTGGCGGTCGCTGCCGACGTCGTGTCGGCCGCAACGAAGCCAGTCCCGTTTGCCGTGACGACCGTGCCGGAGTTCGTGACGATGAAGTCCGACGCGGTGTTGACGCGGTAGGGGAAGCCGATCTTGTCGCCGACACCGAACGAGATGCCGGAACCCGTCGCGCTCCCCGTGACCGAGATCGACGTCACATAGCGCAGCGTCTTGTTGCTCTCGACCGTGTTGCCCGACGTCGCGCCAGCGAAGGTCGCGGTGACGGGCACTTCGTACATGTCATAGCCGAGGACCGTCACCGTGCTGGCACCGGCACCACCGGCACCACCGGCCGCGACGACGCGAACGGAGCGTTCGCCCGCCTGACCGACGATGTCGTAGACGCTGACGCCGTTGACCGTGGTGGCCGTGACGCCCGTGCCCGCGACAATCGTCACGGGGAACGAGGCCGCGCCCGAGTAGGTCGTGGCGGCAGCGAGGTTAGTCGAGCTGGCAGCGGCAAGCGCCGAGAGGCGATAGACCACCACCGGGCTGACGACCGCCCCGTAGCCGTTGAACGCCGTCGTCGACTGCCGACCAAGCGATCCGGGGGCCGGGTTAAGCGGGGGATAGCCCGCCGAACCGACGGAAATCCCGTCTTGGAAGTGCGTGGACATTTGGGTTTTCTCCTTTCTGAGAAAGTGGGGGCTGGCCTAAGCCAGCCCCCGAGCTGGGGAGGAACCCTTACGCCCCGGCGGTGCCCCACACGGCACGCGGATCGGTCCAACTGATGTCGTACCGCTGCGTGGCCTTGTAGCGCACACTGTCCGTTTCGAAGTCGCCTTCCATCGATTTTTCAAGGTTGCGACGGTTCATGTACTTCAGGCCCTCGGGGGCGTCCGTCTCGACCCACCACGCGATGTTGGAGGTGAGACGGCTGACGACCTGATTGCCGCCGGGGAACAGCTTCATCGAGACGACGGGGTTGACGTCGTTGTTCGCCGTGCCGGTGCGAAGCACCGACTTGAGGAGAACCTCGCCCGTGAACATGTTTGACGGGGCGGTGATGAGCTGCTTCGGCGTCAGGCGGATGCGGCGGCCGTTGTTGTCGACCGCGTTACGCACCTGAATGAGGATCTGCTCCAGAGAGGTCTGGGACAGAGCCGCCGCCGTGGCGAGCTGGTTGGAGAACGACCCGCCGACAATCGGATGGGCCGCGTTGACGAGCGACACGCCGTCGCCGCCGAGGTACGACGAGTTGAACGCGCGGTTCAGCACGTTCGCCGCGTTCGTTTCCTCCGTCTCGACCATCGACTGCGCGAGGTGGCGCGACATCGTCTGGCCGATACGGATATGGTCGCCGTCCTCGACGAGAACCTTCGTGAGAGCGAAGGCGAGGCCGTAGACCTTGTAGGTGTACCGCTTGATGAACAGAACACCGCCCGAACGGTAGGTGACGGGCTGGCCTTCGGGAAGCTCCGGGGCCTGACCCATGCCGTACAGCACCGGCTCCTCGTGATACTGGCGAGGCGTGCCCTGCTGCTTCTTGAAGATCGGCTTCCACTCGTCCGCGCGCTGGTCGTAGATGCCGTCGAACTCCTCGTTGAGGATAGGCTCGACGATGGACCGGAAGTCTGTAGACCGCATCGGATTTGCCATGTGTCAAATCCTCCCTTAGATGGCGGTCTTGACCGCGACGTACTGATGACGCGCGATCTGGACCTGAACGGTGGTGAAAGCGTCACCCCACGCATTGTCGGACGTCGGGTCGAGCGCGACGATACGCACCTGACCCTGCACGCCTGCACCCGCGAGCGTCGAATTGATCGTCGCCTGCGAGATGCCGACCGTCGAGTTGCCCGAGGTCTGGTTCGAGAGATACGCCTGATCGCCGATGGCGGTCTGGGCGATGGAACCGGCGGCCTGCACGCGGTAGATGATGTTGGGGTCGGTGTAGACCGACACCTGCATCGTCCCGGCCGTGTAAGCGGTCGCAGCGGGCATGCTGTTCTGGATCACCGGGCGACCGTTGTTCGTCGGCGTGTACGACACGCCAGCGAAGACGCCGATGAAGTCCGACGAGGTCGTCGTCACGGGCACGATGTTGCCGTTCGTGTCGAGCGCGACCGGCTGGTACTGATAGAACCCGGAGTTGGTGCCGGACGGGAGCGCGTCACCGAACACCTGCGCCCGGATCAGACCGGACGGGTGATAGATCGGCTCCAGACCGAATGCATTCAGGGTAGCAGGCATCTGCCTAGCTCCTTTGCACGAGGTTGGGTTTTAGCCCTGACGTCACCATGACGTCGGGGCCGCTGCGGTTCTGCCCAGTTCCTTCATGCCCTCTTCGAGTTCGACACGGCCGCCTGCGCTCTCGGCGTCGCCCTGTATGCGCTCGATGTTGGCGCGAATGCCGACTTCCATCGAGTTGGGTTCGTCGTGATGCAGGTGCTGCATGATCTTTTCGAAGAGATCCTGACGGATCTTCGCGCCGATCATCTCGTTGACGCCGACGTATCCCGAATACTCAGGTGCGGAGCATGTCCCGTGCTTCCAACCCGGAACTTCAGCGGGAGTGAGGAGCTGATAGCCGAGCTGTTGACGCCATGCGACAGTGTCACCGGGATTGTTCGTCGAAAGCCAGCAAGTGTGATAGCCGGAAATCGCCGGAAGGCTGGGCAGTTTGATCTGGAGAAACCCGGAGCTGAGAACCTTCAGGCGTTCCTCGTCGGATACCTCGCGGTTTTCCGTCACAGCGCGATCTTCCAGCGCACGAGTGGAACGCATACCGTCGGTCGTCGGCTGCGTAGTCGGTTTCTTGAGGCGGTCGTCGGTCATAAGCGGCTCCTTCAGTTAGCGCGCTGCGGGTTTTCACGGTCGAATTTGGCGTAGGCACGCAGGTACTTCTGGCGAAGCGCCTCGTCGTTCCACGCCCCGGCCTCCATCATCGCCTGCTTGCGCTCGGGCGAGATGTAGACCTTGTTCGAATTGCTGCTGGCACCGCCCTCGCGGCCCGATCCGGCCGTCGGCGGCCCGCCGCGCCGCGCAGGCGGCGGATCGTCCCCGTCGTCGGCGTCGGCGCGCTTGTTGGGCTTGGTGCCTTTCGTGAACCGCTCGACGCGGTTCGACAGTTCGTTCCAGAAGGCCGGAGTATTGGGCCGGTATCCCTCCGTCAGCAGCGCGTCGTTGACGACGCGCGCCATCTGGCTCTTCTCGTCCGAGAGACTGGCATCGAACCACGAATTGTTCGACACCCACTCCTGATAGAGCCGCGCCTCGTTGGGGTCGACGCCGACTGGCCTGCTCCGCTCGGCCTCGGCCGCCTTCAGGCGGCGAAGCTGCACGTCGATGGCCTGCGCCGTCTCCTTGGCGCGGTCGCGACGTTCGAGCGCCTCGATGTGCCGCTTGCCGTCGCCCGCCTCGACGGCCAGTCGCAGGTCTTCCGTGGCCTGCTCGTAAACGTGGACGGCGTTGCGGAGGTTGCTTTGGAGCGTCGTCTCGGTCGTGCCGTTCTGCGTCTGCTCGATCTGCCGCAGGCGCTCGGCCTGCTCGGCAGTGATGCGGCGCAGCTCGGCCAGCTCGTTGCGCTCCTTTGCGCGCGCCTCGCGCTTGAGTTCCTTCTGGATCTTGCGCCGAAGCCTGCGCTCCTGCGCGAGCGGATCTTCGTTCGCGGGAGGTGCCGCATCGTCCTTGTCGTCGCCGTCTTCGGCGTCGGCCGACATGCGCGCATCGGACTTGTTCTCGTCGGCCGCTGCCTCGGCCTCGGGCGCACCCGGAACCTTGCCGGTGGCGTCCGTTTCGATTGCTTCCAAAAGGTCGGTCTGCCCGCCGCCCTTCTCGTCTTTCTTGGTTTCCATTGATCCGTCTCCTTGGTTCAGACGAATGTCTTGACGGTGAGGGGGTTCTTCACCCGCCCCTTGAGATCGAGGTCGTTGAACTGAGCCAGCACGACCGGCTCATCCACGCCCTTGACGGTGACTTCCCAGCGGTCGTTCGTGAACTTCGGCACACGCACGAAGTCGCCGACCTTGGCCCACGCGCCCTCCGGCCACGGCTGGAGCGTCGTGCGGTTGTGGAAGGCGACCGGGCCGAGCGCGATGATCTTCGCGACCTGCACGTTCGACTTGTCGGCCTCACGAAGCTGGTCCGTCAGCAGGATGCCGCCCTTCGTCTTCGACTTCGACTGGCGAAGCTGGACGAGGACGGACGAGCCGTACGGCTCGTGGTTGATGTCCGTCTCGGACAGCTCGGGGAACGCATCCGCGAGGCTGTCGTAGGCGAACTGGGCGCTGAGAAACGAGAGGGATCCGGCGCTCACGAGTACACCGCCGACTTCTCCTGCCGGGGGGCAGGCTTCGGTTCCTTCAATCCGAGGAACGTGTCGATGGCGAACTGAATGCCCACGAACTCACCCGCCTGCATAGCGTGATCGAACAGATCGCGTTTTGGATTGGCGAGCGCGCTGCGGGACAGAGCGTCTTGACGCTCTTTAAGCACGCTGAGTAGATCGGTCACTTATAGTCTCCTTTTGGTTTCGGGTAAAGGGGTTAGCAGCCCTTCTTCTTGACGGAGCCGCCCTTCTTGAATTTCCCCGCCGGGGCGGTCGCCTTCTGCGCCCCGATGGCTTTGCCCATCGCGAGCTTCTTGTGCTGGTTCATGGCGTCGGACACTGCTTTTCTCCTAAGCTGCTGAGAGGACGAGAAGAATGGCGAGCGCATCCTCCTCCTGCTTGCGCCACCGACGTCGGTCGGTCACTCGCGCGGTGAACATGTCCCGATACTGGCGCTCGTTCTTCGCCATCTGCTCGCGCACCCACGCCTGCTGGACCGGCGAGCGGGGGCGGAGCGGTTCGAGGTTGAGGACGTCAAGCGCCTCGCGGTAGGCAGCGCGGATCTGGTCGTCGATCCGGGCCAGCTGCGCCTTGAGGGCTGCCTGCTGGGCGAAAAGACCCGCCACGGCCTGCCGGGAGGCAGCCGACTGACCGTGGCGAGGAGCGCGCGTCGCGGGGCCGCGAGGACGGCGACGGCGCTGCCTTTTGGCAGGCTCCGGTTCCTGCCCGAATGCCGGAAGCTCGTCGACCTCGACGACTTCCAGCGGAGCCTGCCGTATCTGCTTGCGTGTCTCCCTTAGCTTCTCCTCCAGCTCGCGTTTGTCGGCGGCGGCTTGGTTCGCGAGGATCTGCTCGATGGCCCACTGGCGGACCCACTGGTTGCGGACAATCTGCACGGGGCCGCTGCCCTTCGCGCCCATACCGGCGCTCGGGAGCAGCGCGTTGTTGCCCTGTCCGCGTGTGACAAGCATCATGCGAGCCTGTCCTTGAGGTTGATGCCGTTGCCGTCGTAGGGCGTCGTCGCGCTGACGTCCTGATAGATGTTGGCCGTCAGAAGCGGCGTGACGCCGTCGTCGTCGTAGACGGTCATGATGCCCGTCGAGGGATCCGTCGCGGTCTTGTTCCGCAGGATCTTCAGGATGAGCGTCGCCTGCGCCGTCGTGGCGAGCGTGCTGACGGCCGCGTCGAGGTTGTTGCCGACGATGTACCCTGCCTCGCCCGGCGCGTAGGATCCCGGCAGCGCCGTCGACCACGGATCGCCTGCTGATGCCGCACTGTTGAGCTTGGCACCCATCGTTCCGGCGGTGTTGTACGACGTTGCGAGTGCGTCCCAGACGCCGTCGACGATGTCGCCGACGGTCAGCGCGCCGCCCGTGACGGTAATGTCGGCAGTCATCGTACCCGTCGCAAACGTGTCGGCGACCAGCGTGCCGCTGCCCGAGAGGCTCGCGAGCGCGTCGGCGATGGCCCCCAGAGATCCGGTCAGGTCACCCGCGCCCAGAAGCGTCGCCGACGCCTCCAGCTTGCCGGTGATGTCGGCCGTCAGCTCGCCGAGGCCGACGATGGCCGCAACCGCCGTGACGATCAGCGCGCCCGCCGCGTTCGTGATGTCGCCCGACCCGTCGAGGGTCGCGTCGGCGTTGAGGCCGCCCGCAAGGTTCGCGTTCGCAACGTCGCCCTCGCCCGTGATGAAGCGAAACGTCGCCATGCCGCCGGATTTCAGCGCGATCTTGTAGCAGTAGGGCGGGACGTAGCCCGAAGGCGTCGCGTTCTTCTGGCTGAAGCCGAGATTGTTGTCGCCGGAGTAGACGTTGCGCCACGAGCCGTTCTTGTTCGACTGCGGGCGGTCGCCAAACAGGGACGTGCCCGACAGCGACTTCGCCGGGTTCTTGTTGAACACGTTCATGTTGCCATGAAGCGCCACGCGACTACTCCATGCTCCTGATCTGGGCCGCCAGATCCGGCTGGCCCAGTTCCTCAAGCTTCAACGCGCAGTCTTCCTTCTGCTGCGCGGCGATCTCCGTCGCGAAGCGGAAGGGGTCGAAGCGCGCCAGCGGCGTCGCGTTGACCAGCTCAAGAAGTCTGCGCGTGTCCATGTGTCACCCCCACCCGAAGTCGAGGTTGCCGTAGAAGGGCGTGTTGACCGGCGTCGCGGATCCCGCGAAGTACAGCCATTGCAGGTTTGCGCCGTCTTGGATCTGCGGCAGCGACGGGAGCTGGTTCAGCAGGTCGCGCTCGGCGGCGACGCCAACGGTCGTCAGCGGCAGCGATACGATGGGCTTGCACAGCACGAGCGTCAGGAAGCCCGACGTCATCGACGTCTGGATCGTGATCGACTGCACCGAGCGGATGCCCTTGTCGCCAGCAGCAAGCGGCAGGAACGGCCCGTATCGGTTGGCGGCGTTGCCGGTGTGGATGATGGCCCCCGCCGGGGATGTCGCCGGGGCCGACACCGTGAACGGCAGAGAGCGGGCCGCAACACCTGACTGGTTCGTGTAGCTGATGCCGAGGTTGGGCGCACCCGCACCCATCGTCGAACCCGCCGCGATGTAGGCACGCACGCCAACACCGTCCGTATAGCGCGGCAGCGTAATGCTGTTCGTGAACACCTGCGACGTCGTCGTCGTCACGGTCGTGATCGGGTAGAACAGGAGCTGGTCGATCAGCATCAGAACGCCCGGCACTGCCGTCGTACCGGCGGAATACGCCGCCATGTTGATGAGCTGCTTGGTATCGGGGCTGACGTTGCCGCCGGACCACATGCCCACGCCGACCGTGTCCGACAGCGACGACGACGTCAGGTTCGTGCCGCCGGAGAACGTCGGCACGGCCACGGGATTGCCCGGCGAGAGCGACCAGTCGTACCACTGCCCCGCCGCGTAGACAGTCGTCGGCAGTGTCGACTTGTTCCAGTCGTTGCGCCAGAACTTGCCGTTCGTGGTGACTTCGTTGATGAAGTCGTCCATTGACGTGTAGCCCATGTTCTACCCCCACACAAAAGTTGCGTCACCGAAAACCGGAACCGCAGCAATGGATCCGCTCGGGCAGGCGATGAAGTTGAGATACGCACCGTCCACAATCTGCGGCATAGAGGGCGTCTCGGTGAAGTAGTCGCGCTCGGTCGGCGCGTCGATGCCACGCACGACGTGCGTCGCCAGCGGCTTGACCAGCACGAGCGCGCACAGACCGCCGCCGCCCGCGTTGAACGTGATGCTCTCGATGGAGCGGATACCGGTGTCGCCGACCTGCAGCGAAACGAACGGCCCCTGCGAATTAGCGGTTGGCCCACCCGTCACCATCGAGTAGGCATTGCCCGCCGTGTTGATCGTCTGTAAGGGCGTCGTGCGCCCGGCGGTGCCGTCCTGATTTGTGTAGCTGATCTGGAACGTCTGGCCGCCCACGTAGGTCGTGTGGCTGACCATCATCAACTGCACGCCCGATCCGGTCGTGTAGCGCGGGAGTGTCACGCTGTTCGTCATGGTCTGCTGGTCGGTACTGTCCATGTCGACGAACGGATAGTAGAGCAGATAGTCCAGCAGATTGACCGTCAACGGCAGCGGCGTCGCCGTCTGAACGCTGACCATCATGCGCGCGAGGTACTTGTTCGCCGGGCTGACTGCACCACCATGCCACAGGCCTTCATTGTAGTTAAGCGTAGCCGACACGAGGGGCGACGACGCATAGTAATTCGGGACCGGATTGCCGGTGCCCGAATTGATGCTGAGATCCGTCCACACGTTGGCAACTGTCGCCTGCGAAGGCGACTTGCGGAACGTCGTGTAATGCTCGGCCCCGTTATAGGCCTGAACATCCACGCGCGCCTGCCATGTCGAGAAACCGCCCACGTTACATCCCGATCCTTGCGCGCTCTTCCGGCGTCATCGCCTGAAGGGCGGCGATGCTATAGACCGTTGCGGTCATCTGCGCGGCGACAGGCTCGTGGCACTCGTCGCTGTTCAGGCACGAGCGAATGATGTCGCCGTCGTTGAGCAGCACGACCGCGCGCCCGCAGGTCTGGCAGTGATGGGTCTGGCTCATTTCTCCTCCGCAAGTTTTTCCATGACGATGTGACGCGATCCGCAATCGGCGCATTTCATCACAACCCCCTTGCCGTGCTTGCCTTGGCGAAGCTGCAAGTTTTCAATCCGATTGTCAGATGCGTCGCCGTTGATGTGGTGAACCGTCTCGTGCTTGTAAAGAGCGCGACCCAATGCGCGGGCCATGACGATGCGGTGCTGCATCACGTAGCCATTGCGCCCACCCATGGAGCGCATAGGATCATCGTGGTTTATGTATTCCTTGATGTATCCTTCAGACGTTTTGCAGATACCGCCTTTCCAAGAACCATGAGTTTTGCCACCAGCACGGCTTGCGCTTCTGATCCCGTGCGAGAGAAGAACCTTAGAAACGGTGGCCTGACCACAGTTAAGTTTTGCGGCAATTGCCGTTTGCGACAAGCCCGTTGCATTCCATTCGAGGATCATCTTTTCTTCCGACGGAAGAACGCGCCGCTTGCGACCACCGACTTCACGCAACTTCAAGCCCGCACGCTTGACGCAAGCGCGGATTGTCCACTGAGCAACGCAGTGCTTTTTGGTCAACTCATCAAGGCTCAGTCCCCCACGATAGTCGGCAACGATCAGCGCAGCCTTTGCTTCGTCTGTCTTGCGTGTGCGCGGCTTCGGATCCATGCGGCCCGGCACATCGATGCCAGCGTCAGCGAGCATGCGATACGCCGTCGGCGCAGAAATCTGCAATCGCTTTGCGACCGCATTTCCGCTTCCCAACTTCTCGTAAAGCTCGACAGCCAGTGCTTGCATGATTTCGTTGCGCTTCTGAGGTTTTCCCATTTTAAGGCTCCAATTCGTGGAACCTTATTCTATCACACTTAACTTTCTGAGACAACCAATCCCCCAGCCGAGAACTGGGGCTGGATGAGGTTGGCGACCGTCAGCGAGCTGTTGAGCGCGCCCGCGTAGAGCATCGTGCCTGAGCCGGTCGAGGCCGTGCCGATGCCGACATGCGTGATCGTGGCACCCGTGACGCCACACTGCGCGAACTGCGTGAGCAGGTTGTTCTGCGTAGAGCCGCCCGAAGGTAGCTGCCAACCCGATGTCGTGCGGACGACCGCCACGCGCGCATAGTTCGTATACGCGGTCTCGTTGGTCGTCTGGTTGCCGCCCGTCCCCGGCGTCGCCGTGTGCAGCGACAGGTACAGGTTCGTCAGCGGCGAGGACGACGCATTGTCCGCGATGTTGGGCATGGCCGTCGCGTTGAACACGAGGCCAAGATACTGGTTGCACAGGGCAGTTGACTTAGGCATCAGCCTTCTCCTTCGTGAATTTCACCGCTCTCGATTGAGCCGTCCTCGCCGCGCTTGAACTTGACCGTGCGCTGGCGCGGTTTGTTTGCGGCTTCCGCGACGGATGTCGCGATCTCGTGGGCAAGTGCAATGCGATCCTGCTGCGCCTGCTCGGCGTCCATCTGGGCCGTCTGGCCCGCGACGAACTCCGCGAGGCGCTGCTTGGCGTTGTCGATCTCAAGCTGCATGACCGCGATACGCTGCTGGAACACCTGCTCGGTGGCAGCCATGCGCTGGCCGAACTCCGCCTGCTGGTTTTCCATCTGCTGTTTCTGCGCGTCGAGGACCATGCGCTTCTCCTCGCCGTGGATCCGCATCTGCGTCTCGAACCAGTCCATCTGGCGCTGGCGCTCCTCGGCCGCCTCCTGACGGGCCTGACGGGCGCTTTCGAGGTCCATTGCCATCTTGTCGAGCATGAGCTGCTTCTCGGCGACGGCGTTCTCCATCTGCGCGCGCATCTGGTCGGTCTTGGCGTTCGCCTGATCGATGGCGAACTTCTGCTGGCTCTCCTGAAGCTTGCGCTGGCTTTCGGCGCGCGCCGCGTCGGCCTTCATCTTCTCGGGATCCTGCGGGGCGGCGCTCTGTAGCTGCTGGCTCATCTGCTGGAGGAACGGCGTGAGCTGCTGGATGAGCTGGTTCTTGATCATTGCCTGCTGGACCTGCGACGACGCGAGCGCCTGCAACTGATCGTCGGTCATCGGGGGAACGGCAACGCCGCTCTCCTGCGCCATCTGCGCGCGCAGGCCGAGCGCCTTCGTCGCCTTGTCGACTTCCTTCGTGTAGTACGAGTTAAGATGCTTGAAGAAGTGCGGCAGGAGCTGCGGCATCACTTTCATCAGCACCAGCGGGTTGCCGCCGAGGGCCGGGTTCTGGAAGAACTGCAAGTGCGTCTGGATGTGCGCGAGGTCGTCCTGATCGGGATAGACCTCGATGTCCTCGTCGCCCGACATCAGCGCGACATTTTCCGCCGGGGCGGTCATGCGCTCCGGCTCGGGCGGGATATTCAAAAACTTCTCGCCGCCCGGAACCTTGATGACATCCTTGACGAACGCCCGCTCGATCTCAGGCAGCTTGTAGAGCTGCGGCACGACCGCCGCACGCTGCTGGAGGGCGGCGAATTGCGCGAGGCGCTGCTGCTCGGAGTAGATCGTCGGATTGGCGACCGGGACGACGTCCATCGGGCCTTGGAAGTCCGACGGCTCGACAAACATCTCGCCGTCTTCCAGATCCGGCAGCCGCATCTCGTGCAGCCAGTCGCGGTTGATTTCGTGCAGGCGCTTCAGCACGCGGTTCATCGCCATGTACTGGCGGCGGAAGATGCCCGAGAACACGACGAGGCCCTGCTCGACGCGGGAGAGCTGCGTGCCGACCGGCGTGTTCTGGTTGGTGTCCATCGCCTCGTTGTCGAGGCTCGTCCGCACCACGCCCTTCGCCGCCGTCGTGAGGAAGCCCAGCAGTTCGAACAGCACCTGCGAGGGCGGGTTGAACGGCACCGGCATCATCGTCTTGCGGATGTCCTGATCGGGCGACAGCATGCCGTCGACCTCCAGAACCTCGGTCGGGTTCAGCGTGACCGTCTCGCCGCCGCGCGAGCTGCCTTTCATTTTCAGCAGCGTCGGCATGTTGTTGATCAGCGCGCTGTCGAGAAGCGCGCGCAGGGATCCGGTGATGGCACCCGCGAGGCCGCCTGCGATGTGCGGAATGCCGATGCCGTAGACGCCGCGCCAGCGGATGAAGTCGAACTCGAAAATGTGATCGATGGCCTTGCGGTCTTCGTCGTCCGGGTAATAGTTCCGGTAGATCGCCAGCACCTTCTCGGTCGACTTGTCGACGCTGATGATGTACGGCACTTGCGTGTCGTCGTCATCGAACTCCCAGTAGGTGTAGCACTCGTAGATGTCGCGCAGGCCATCCTCGTTGTAGGTGGACGCGCTCTTGCCCTCGACCTTCTGGTTGGCCGCCTCGGCCGCCGTCGGCTCCGGCTCCTGCTGCTCCGGCACAAGGTCGACGTCGCGGTAGAGACCGCTTTCGACGCGGCGGTCGAACTCAAGCTGCGTCAGGTGCAGCACGCGCGTCTTGCGCTGCGCGGTGTAGAAGCTTGCCGTCGCGAACGGCAGCAGCATGTCGTCGACCGGCACGAACTCCGGCATCGGGCGCTTGAGCTGGCGGTCGAAATACAGGCTGAAATACTGCGATCCGCCGAGCGGAACCTGCGTCTCCATCTGCTCCAGCTCGGCGGAGAACTCCGGCATCTGCTCGGTGAGCTGCCAGTTCATGAAGCGCGACTTGCGCTTGGCCTTCTGGACCTTCTGGTCGGTGGCCTCGCCCAGCACCTTGTTGATCATGGCGCCGTGGGTTTCGAGCATGTCGAAGTCGTCGACCAGATCGCTCCCGCTGTCGAACGACTTGCGGGCCTCGTCGACGCCGTCGGTGTCGACCTCGGTGCCTGCCGGGTAGGACATGAGGCCAGCCTTGACCGCCTTGGCGACCAGATACTTT